ATGTAACCGTTAGGTTCCATGCAGATGGATCGACTCTTTTTGATGTCCTTTGGGACAAATTTGAGTCTACTTCGACGCTCAGTCCTCGCACTACACCCCCGCACCACGCCATGGCTGGCATAGTTTAGGTAATCCGTGTACCCAAATTGGTTACCACGGAAAACGTACGCTAGTTTACGATCTACAAACAAGCTACTCAACTTGTCGTAGACAGTAGACACACCCCTCTCAGACACCCTTCCCGAACCAAATCGGGGCAAAAGAGCATCAACTTTGAGTGGCGGGAGAATAGCAGCAACGATGTTAGACAATAAAGTAACATCATCAGTGCTAAACTCTAGCGTAGACAGTCTATCCTCAACCTCCTCCCAACCGCGAAAGGCAGTTTGGTCGAGGCTGTCATCGATATACTTGATTTTCTTCCCAAAGAGGAGGAAGGTCAAAATGTACCGATACACAAGAGGATTTCTAGTACGGTACCAGATAAGGTACTCCCTGAAAATTGGGAGCTTCTTGAATCTGGTATCAAATGGGAATATTGATTCCTCATTGCCGGTGACGTAATGATTTCTCATGAAGTCGTCGGCGATACTAGAAAATGACGTTATGAGCTCACGTAGGTGAGAGCTAGTCAGTGTCTTAAGAAAACTCTTATAAACACTAACCGGCTTAACGTCGAAGGGACTATCGTGTAGTAATGAAAGATACGAAAGAACAAAGACCCTGAGAAAGTCTTCGTTCTGACCGTAAGATTCATCCAGGTGGAAAGTAATATCATCTGAGTAGATGATATCACCACTGGGGAGGTGCAAGGAAGCACCTCGGGGATGCATGGCTAATACAGGTCTTGGATAAGACCACGGTTCAGAGCATCGATGATTCCAGCATTAGGAACCTTCGTTGTCACACCATCAAAGGTAAGGCTGAAAGCCGTACCGATCATGGATAGAACTTTGGCCGTATCTTCCATCACACCCGGAACGTTCACGTTGATCATAACTTCAACGGGAGCGCTCTCGGTTTCAATGGAATCTACGGTTACAGTCTGAACTGTACGCAGGCGAAACGAATGGCGCACGACGTTATTTTTAACGTCAGGAGCGGTTCGTACCGACAGCGTTGTTTCAGTTAATGGGTTACCGTCAGAGTAAACGTACTCAGCGGTGAAGGACCCATCCTGATTCAATGACCCTGATCGACGAATTAACTTCGATTGATCAAGGAAATTGATAGCCACGTCAGTTGGTGAGGTTGGCATATTAGCCAAAGACACTACGGTTGTCATTGTATATATCCTTTCGATATATATAAGGAACACGCATCAATATGCGTGTGGTCGTCTGGTCAACGAAGTTGCCAGATTAACGATCCAACAGTCACCATGTTCGGACTGCGAACCGCCCTAAGGAAGTCGAAATGACTTCCAACAAGGGAAGGGGCGTACAATGAGAGATCTCTCTCGTACACCGAGATGGTGAAAGGATCCTCTGGCGAACTACGCAAGTTATAACTTGCGAGAAGTTCATCAGAAGGAACATAGAGAAGCTTAAACGATGTTAGATTCCATTCGGAAACTAGACACAATTTCGATAAAGCCAGATTATCTATCTGCTTTATTCGTTGCTTCATGTTCAGGACCCAATCGACTACAAATGAGAACGGCAAGATCTCCCATACTCTGGATAGAGTTGGAAGGAGACCTAGGCTATTACTAGCTAGGACCGCCATCATTAGAGTACCAGAGTTGACTGTAAAGCCACCTTTGTACCTCGTCCGTAGAAAACAGTGTCCATCAGCAAAGGGATTTTCCTCATCAGAAAACTGATAAAAGAACTCCCCGTACCCAGTGAAGGACTCCGTATAAGTAAGTGCCTGAACCTTTTTGAGGACGTCTTGAGATGTAATCTCAGTCACGTCTCTAGTGAGTGGGTTGATGCCAAAATTGACCTTAAGGACTGTCTCAGTGAGATAGTCGATAAGCTCAACGATAGCACCTACGTCACCCCTGAATATTCTAGCTAGAATATTCAGTAGTTCAGGCACATCTGGTGCAAGATCTAGTATGTCCTTTAAATGCTGTAGATTTTGGATGCTATTGCTCTGAAGCACTAGCAACTGATTCTCTACCGCATCTGAGAACGCTAGAAATTGCGAGGGGTGGATGGAAGGATATATGTCACGAAAGATTTTCTCCGCAACGTTGGTCCTATAGAGAGAGTTAACCGTATCGCCTCTTTTAAAGGAGTCGAAGAAGCTAACCCCATCAGCAGTATTAGGGAAATTTTCCGCTATCATTGGTTTACCGGCTAGGAAATAGCCGATACCCCAATTAACCGGAGGATCTCCGTACGGATTGTAACCAGAATCGGTTTGAACCGCTTCGGTAGTACAATCAAGATGGAAAAACTCATCATCAACCATGTTAACATCATATATGGAATTACTTCCATATACAGGATGCCACCATAGCTTTATATGAGTATTAACATCATAGGTCTCTTGGCCATTGTAAGGCCAATTACCTCGTTTGTGGTTAAAC